GCCCAAAAAACTAAGTGCCGGTCCTAGCGATCCCAGATTTTTCCTAGCGAGTGAGGCAAGGCTAGCCTTATCTGATCGCCCTAAAGCTATACAAACCCCTACCCCAGCCTGTCCCCGCCTAGCATTAGGTTAGTGCTTAGCCTAAGGGTGAGGCTAAGGGGTGAGGCGATGCCATGCCGTTGATGAACCAGGCGGACTACGCCAGGCACAGAGGCTGCAGTGCCCCGACGGTTCAGGACGCGAAGAAGGTCCGCATCAAGCCAGCGCTTGTGGAGCGGGACGGCAAGGTGCTGATCGATTCCGACGTGGCCGACCGTTTATGGGATGCCGCGAAGGTCCGCAACAGCCACAAGGGCAAAGGCCCTGTGGCGCCTGCCGCACTTACTGCGCCTGCTGCAGGCGTCTCGCCGCCGGGCGCCATCCCAAGCAACAAGGATCTGCAGGCTTTTATTCAGGAGCTGCCAGAAGATGAAATCCCTTCTATAGATGTCAGCATCAAAAGAAAGGAGCACTACAACGCAGAACGCGCAAGGCTTGCCGCACTGATGGAAAGAAAGGAGGTTGGCAGTCTGAGCGAGGTGCGGACCAGGGCCGCCAAGCTGGCGCGACAGGTGCGCGACTTGCTGCTGATCATCCCAAGCCGCAACGCGGCCAGGCTGGCGGCGATGAGTGATCCCGAGGATGTGCGCGCCCTGCTTGAGCAAGAGATCGAGGGAGCACTGAAGGGCCTCAAGGATGCCTGATGCCGCACAGGCCTATGAGGATGCCTTCATCGAGGCCATTCAGCCGCCGCTGAATCTGACTGTGAGCGAGTGGGCCGATGCTGAGCGGCAGCTCACCCGCCGCAGCAGTTCAGAGCCAGGCCAGTGGCGCACCGATCGCGTGCCATTCCTGAAAGAGCCGATGGACCTCCTGAGCCCTCGGGAGAAGAAGATCAGGCGCGTGATCCTGATCTTCGGCAGCCAGTCAGGAGCCAAGACTGAGTGCGGGCTCAACTGGTTGGGGCGGACGATCGCCATGGACCCCGCGCCGTTCCTGATCCTGTTCCCTACCGAGGCATTCGCCAAGCGACAGGTGCGGCAGCGCCTTGATCCCTTGTTCAAGGACACCCCGGCGGTGCGGGCAAAGCAAATCAGCACCAAGAGCCGGGACGCAGCCAACGCGATGTTTCTCAAGGAGTTTGAGGGGGACATGCTGCTGTCGATCATCGGCGGCAACAGCGGCAGCGCCGCCCAGGGGATGCCGGCGCAGAACCTCTGGGTCGATGAGGCGTCGAGTCTGCCGCTTGAGATTGACGACAAGGGCGACCCGATCGAGAACGCTGAGGCGAGACAGACCAACTTCCCAGACCGAAAGACGCTGATCACATCTACCCCGGGCACCCGGGGGGCGTGTCGGATTACGTGGGAGTTCGAGACCAGGAGCGACCAGCGCCGTTACGCGGCATTCCTGCCCTGCTGCGGGTCGCGTGAGGTGCTTCGCTGGCGGGAACACATGGTGTGGGATCGGCCGGATGGCGAGGTGTGGTGCCAGTGCCCGGCCTGCGGTGAGCGGCTGGCCCAGCACCACAAGGTCGCCATGCTGACCGGCGGCCGGTGGGGGGCCAACGCGAAGGGAGACGGGGAGACGGCTGGGTTTCACCTCCCCGGCTGGTACGCCCCCTATGGCTGGCTGAGCTGGGAGAAGATCCGCGACGAGTTCTTGCGGGCCAAGGACGACACGATGTTGCTCAAGGGCTGGGTCAACAAACGAGCCGCCGAGGCCTGGGAAGACCAGGCCATCGCCAAGGTGAGCGCCGATGGACTGATGGAGCGGGCAGCGCTGAATCCATACCCGACAGGGTTCTGCCCTGATGGCGTGCTGCTGCTGCTGGCGGCGGTCGATGTTCAGAATACCTGGCTTGAGATTCAGGTAAAGGGGTACGGCAAGGGGGAGGAGAGCTGGTTAATTTGGCATGAAAGAGTATATGGAAACCCGGCACAAGAAGAGGTATGGCGGCAGATCGACGCAATCCGCAAGACTGAATTTACCCGCGAAGGCGGCGGCAGCATGGCGGTTCGCCGAACTGCCGTTGACACAGGAGGATCGTTCACGCATGAGGCTTACGACTACTGCCGTGAAAGGGTCAAGGAGGGAGTTGTGGCAATCAAAGGAAGCAACGATAAAGAATCACTGGCGCTAAACAAAGGCACAAAGCAGGACGTAAACAAAAACGGTCGAGTAATAAAGAAAGGCGTCACACTTTACATGGTTGGCGTTCACACGCTAAAGCGGACCGTGTATGCCAGGCTGGGCATTGAGCAGCCGGGGCCGGGCTTTATGCACTTCGGCCAGAACGCGACCACGTACGGCGATGAATATCTCAAGGGCCTTACGTGTGAAAAACTGATAACTAGATTTGATTCCAAAGGATTTGCAATAGATGAATGGAAGAACCCATCAAAGGCCCGCAACGAGCCGCTCGATATGGAGGTCTACTGCCTCGCGATGCTGGAGCTAACCAAGCGGGGGTATGCCAAGGGCACCATGTGGGACCAGCTGGAGGCGCAGCTGGGCAGCGCCAGGCCAGGCGCCCCCGCCCCCGCCACCCGCTTCTCTACTGGGGGGCGGTTCTCAGGCTGACTAGCCTGAGCCCATGGCAGGCATAACCCTCGCGACGGCACAAGCGCAGCTCGACGCCTATGTGGCGGCCGAGATTGCAATCCTGAAGCGGCAGGAATACGTGATCGAAGGGCGGCGACTTCGGTTTGCCGACTTGGCCGAGGTGCGCGCCGGGATCACGACATGGGATCAAAAGGTGAAGTCCTTGAGCTCCAGCGCCGCCGGCCGCGGTCGATCGATCACGATGCGCCCCCGGTTCTGAGATGACGAAACGCAAGTCCACTGCAAAGCGCCCGCCGCTGCCGGCCGATCTCAACCGCCTGTCGATGGAGCCCGTGGCCTTTGGCGGCATGACCGGCACCAGCCGGATGGCCCAGTCGCCACGGTTCAGCCAGTGGCGCCCCCAGTCGCTCGACGCCGACGGCGTGGCCCAGTACGAGCTAGCGGACGTGCGAGCCTTCTCCAGGGATCTGGAGCGCACCGCCCCGGTGGCAACCGGCGCCATCCAGACGAGAGTAAGCCATATCGTCGGCACCGGGCTCAGCCTGCAAAGCCGGATCGATGCCGACGAGCTGGGCTTGAGCGACAAAGAGGCCAGCACCTGGCAGAGCTTCACCGAACGCCGTTTTGCAATGTGGGCCGAGTCGGACTATGCCGATCGCCATGGCGAGCTCAGCTTCTACGAGCAGCAGGATCTGGCGTTGCGCTCGCATGACGTGAGCGGCGATTCTTTCGTGCTGCTTACCAGCAAGGTGCGCAATGGCTGGCCGTTCAGGTTGGCGATGCAGGTCATCGAGGCTGACCGGGTTTCAAACCCGAACAACCAGGCGAACACGGCCACGATGGTTGAAGGCGTCGAGCGTGACGAAGACGGCGAGCCATCAAAGATTCATGTCGCCAGGTATCACCCTGGCCGGATTATCCCTGGCAGACCAAACAGCTGGACGGCGATCGACATTCGTGGTGAGTCTGGGCGACGCAACGTGCTGCACCTGAAGAAGATGAAGCGCCCAGGGCAGACCCGCGGGCTGCCGATCCTTGACCCGATCATCGCCACAATCAAGCAACTCACCCGCTACAGCGATGCAGAGGTGGACGCTGCGGTGAATAGCGCGGCGATGGCCTTGTTCCTGACGATGGACAGCGAGGCCTTTTCCGATGTTCTTACCGATGACGAGCGCGCCAAGGTGCTGGCCGCTGCCAGTGAATGGGACGGGACGGTTGACAGCGGCAAGGCCATCAACCTGATGCCAGGCGAGCGCATCGAAAGCCCAACGCCTGGCCGGCCTAATCCCAACTTCGACCCGTTCTTTGGGGCGATGCTGAACATCTGCAGCATGGGCCTTGGGATGCCCAAAGAGGTGCTGGCCAAGGCCTTCAACGCCAGCTACTCCGCCAGCCGTGCGGCGCTGATGGACGCCTGGCGTACCTGGCAGATTGAGCGGGCATGGCTGGCAAGGCGGCTGTGTCAGCCGGTCTATGAAGAGTGGCTGGCCGATGCGGTGAGCCTGGGGATCATCAATGCCCCCGGCTTCTTTGTTGACCCGTTTGTTCGGAACGCCTGGTGCCGCACCAGCTGGTGTGGCGATGGCCCTGGTGCTCTCGACCCAATGAAGGAGGCGATGGCCGCCGGTAAGCGGATCGAGATCGGTCTGACCACCCGGGCAGAGGAGGTGGTGGCCTACGACGGTGGCGATTGGGAGACGAAGCACAGGCAAAACGCCAGGGAGACGGCCGATCGGGTGCGCGATGGTCTGCAGCCGCCGGCCAACGCATTGCCCAATGGGCAGGCACCCGGAGGCGCCCCGGGCCAGAGCACGGCGGAGCAACTCTCGCTGATCCCGGCTGCTCCAGCTGCCGAGCCTGAGCCAACGCAGACCACTCCCTAGCCTGAAGCCATGACTGTTCTCGACGTTCTCAATTCACCGTGGGCAATCATGCCCACTCGGCTGGAGGAGATCCAGGCGATTTACGCCGCCCGAGTGAGAGGCGAAGAGCCGGATATTGCGGCCATCGAGGCGCGAATCGGCCGACCACTGTCAAGCGAGCCACAGGGGTACGAGGTGCGCAATGGTGCCGCGCTGATACCGCTCTATGGCGTGCTGGGCCAGCGGATGAACCTGATGAGCAACATGAGCGGTGGCACCAGTACCGAACTGTTCGTACGTGACGTGCGGACCGCTGCGGCCGATCCGGCGGTGAAGTCAATCATCGTGCTTGCCGACACCCCTGGCGGCACGGTGGCCGGCACCCAGGCCGCCGCCGATGCGCTGCGGGCCCTGCGAGGCGTGAAGCCCAGCGCCACCTTCGTGCAGGGCCTGATGGCCTCGGCTGGGGTTTGGATCGGCAGCGCCACCGACATGGTGGCACTCGATTCCGGCACCGCCCAGGTGGGCTCCATTGGCGTGGTCGCCACCCATGTGGACGTGAGCCAGCGCGAGCAGGCGATGGGAGTGAAGACAACCGAGATCGTGGCCGGCAAATACAAGCGGGCCGCTTCGCAGTATGGGCCTCTCACTGAGACCGGGCAGCAGGTGATCCAAGATCAGGTGGACTATCTCTACGCCCTGTTCGTCGCTGATGTTGCTGCCAATCGCGGCGTGCCGGTGGAGCGGGTGCTGAGCGACATGGCCGATGGGCGGATGTTCATCGGCCAGCAGGCGATCGACGCGGGCCTAGCGGATCAAATCACTAGCCTGGAAACGTTGATCTCTCAGCTTTCATCCAGCGCCTCTACTGCAAGGCGCGCCACGACCTCCGCCAGATCCTCCATGGATTCCACTCCAACCCCCAAAGAGGCCGCCGCTGAATGGCAGGCTTCCAATCCTGAGGCCGCGGCGGTGCTGCGCGCCGAGGGCGCTGAGGCTGAACGCCAGCGGATCGCCGCCGTGCGCGAGCAGTCCATGCCGGGCCACGACGCCCTGATCAATCAGCTTGCTGCCGATGGTCGCACCACCGGCCCCGGGGCCGCTGTAGCCGTCCTGGCGGCTGAGCGCAGCTTGCGAGCCACCCAAGCCGCCGTGCGCCATGTCGAGGCCCCTCCTGCGGTGCCTTTCGCTCCATCGCCCGATGCACTGGAAGCGAAGGATCAGGACTCCAAGCCTGAACCAACGGCGCAGGAGATGGCCGAGCGAGCCAAGGAGCTGCAGGTCGCCGCTCGCGCCGAGGGTCGAACCCTTTCGGCGACTGATGCCGTGGCGCGTGCCCGGCGCGAACTGACCAAATCCTGAGGACCCTGCCATGACTCTCCGCAATCAAGGCCTAACCAAGGCGTTCGTGGCTGGCGCCGCGATCCCCGCCAACCGCTTCCTGAAGTTCGGCACCGATGACAGAACTGTGGTCCTTGGTGCCGCCGCAGGCGACTCTATTTTTTGCGTCTCTGACGACGTGGGCTGCGCATCTGGCGAGCGGCTCGACGTAGTTCTCACGGAAATTGCAACCGTCGAATTCGGCGGAACCGTTACTCGTGGCGGCCTGGTGATCAGCGACTCCACTGGCCGCGCCATTGCGGCTACTGCCACCGCCGGCTCAAACGTGCGCACCGCTGGTATCGCGCTGGCAAGTGCTGTCGTGGGCGACAAGGGCCCCGTTCTTCTTGTTCCTGGATCGTTCCAGGGCTGATTCACCCTCTGAGGTATTGATCCATGGCTTATCAGAACTTTCCCTTTCCGATTCAGCAGGAGCTGACGGCGATTGCGCTTGCCTACAGCAACCGCTCCTATATCGCTGACCTGGTTCTGCCTCGCACGCCTGTTAACAGCCGCGAGTTCAAGTGGCTGCAGTTCAATCGCGACGAAATGTTTACGGTCCCTGAAACCATGGTGGGCCGCAAAGGCGTTCCCAACGAGGTGCAATTCAGCGGATCCGAGGCCCCCGGCTTCGTCAAGGACTACGGCCTCGATGACGTGGTGCCCAATGAAGATCTGAACACCGCGCCTCCTGGCTACGACCCATTGGGCCGCGCAACCGAGGGTGTCGCCGAGCTGGTTGCGCTGGACCGTGA